TGCACCGCCCCTGCCCGGTCTGTTCACAAAAGGTTTCCTGAGGCCCTGGAGGTGAATATCTCCGACGGGACAAAACCCCGGCACCGCAGCCCATCCTTTCCGGGTGGGTGGTGCCGGGGTTCCGTTGGCCTCTCTTGGTTCGTAGCTCAATTGGCAGAGCAGCGGATTGTTAATCCGCAGGTTCCAGGTCCGAGTCCTGGCGGGCCAGCTTACTCCTCCAGTTTTTTAACTATCGCCTGGATGGTGGCGATGCTGAACCCGGATGCGTCCCGCAGCTGCGACCAGCTGTGACCGGCATCCTTAGCGGCCTTAAGCTTGGCTTCCAGCGCCGCCCTTAGCGGCTGCGCCGCAGCTAGGGCCGCGTAGTAGTCGTCGGCTAGCTCGCTGATTTCGGCGATGGTTTGGGCGTTCGGTGGCCGGTAGGTCAGCAGGTGCCGAAACTCGGGGCTGTCAATCGGGTCAGTCATCGTCTGCATGTTCCACTTCCAAATATAGCTTTCCTATGGTGGCCGCTGCCGCGTCTGGTATGGGCAGAGTATCGCCTACGGCGTCTGCCCCGCCCGTGATCAACACGGGTCCGACGAGCACATCTTTGTTGACGGCTGCCGGGTTGAAGAGCCACCACACGGCGGTGGCGAACTCGTTGACGGGTAGGCCGTGCAGTTTCCCTTCCTCGTTGATCCAGAAGGTGAGTGTGCGGTCGGCGCTGTACGCGGCTTCGATGTAGCCGCCCACGATGCCCTGTAGGGCCGCTAGCTGGCTTTCTACGGGCAGTTCGTAGGTTGTGGCGGCGTTTGCCTCGGGATGGACGATCAGGGCTTTGATGGTGCTCATTTTTCTAGCTCCTGTCTGATGGCTGCGGCCTGCTGTTTGCGCCGGTCGCCCTTACCCGGCAGTTTGGTACTGCGGGCTTGGTTCTTGTGTGGGGTGGCGGCGTTGGAGCTGCGTAGCCCTAGCCGGGCCTTTACCCGCTCGGATACTTCCTTAGCCTTCATGGGATATCATCTCCGTAAGCCTGCCGCGAACTCCCTCACCTTAGCTTGCGCCCAGCCTGGTAGGTGCGAGCCGTAGCTGGTGACGTAGAGGTATTCGTCGGCGCTGTCGGGGTCGGGGATGTCGTCCATTGCCCCGCACCACGCGATGTAGTCGTCTAAGGCCCGCTTAACGAGGCATGTGGGGCAGACGTGCGCTAGGGCGGCTTCCAGGGTTTCGATGCGGCGGTGTGTGCCGCAGTCCACGCATTCGGCGTTAATCCAATCTCTCATGGCTTAGAACGCCTCTACGGTCCGCTTAGGATGCCGGTGATGACGCCCCGGGCGAAGCCGAACGCTAACGCGGCGCTTAGACCTAGGGAACCCAGGGTGATGGTGATTACTTTCACGGTGTTGCGTCTCCTGTTGGTGTTGTTTCTACGGTTGTGCGCCATCCAGCGTCTTTGGGTTCGGGGTGGCCGGGGATTGTGACGACCCGCAGGTCGCCCAGCATGTTGCGGCTGGTTTTGGTGTACGCATCCACCCATTTGCAGGGTATGAGGTCGTGGCGTACGACGATGAGGCCCCAGCTTTCCAGTGAGGTGAGAGTGCGCCCTTGGTGGCCGTGGGCGGCGTAGCCGTCTATGAGCCAGACGGGGTATGTGCTGCGCCCTCGGCGGGCCATCGCTTGATGCTCGTGGCCGTACTGCACCCGCCCTTCCCGTACGATGCCCAGGAGGGCGCGCTGCTGCGGCGAGAGCCGTTTCAGGGCGCTCATATCGCCATTGCTTCCGCTACGACGCTGAAGAACACCAGCACGTTGTCGTTGGTGAAGTCCATGAGGACCAGTGTCTCCTTCATCTTGGCCTGCACGTCGTCGTCTGCGGTTTTGCAGAACTCGGTGACGCAGCTGAGGGGGATGAGGTTGAGGCCGAGGGGGCCGACCACCTCAAAGAGGTGGTCTTCGATGCCTTTCTCTTCTATGAAGGTGTCGAGCCAGTGGTCGAATCCGGTCATTTTAAGCTCCTGTCGTTGTGTGGATACCGATAACATTACGCACACCGTAACCATGTGTCAACACTGTTTCTCGGATTGAACTTCTGCCCAAGTCATCGGGAAGCCTTGAGCGCGCCACAGCTCGTCGTTGATCGCTAGCAGTTGGCGCAGTTCATCTTCTGATTCGGCTAACTCTTGCTTGAGGTAGGCGATCCTGTCGAGGCAGGCCGACATGCGCCCCGCGACCACCACGGGTTGCCGAATTGTCTGGCTCATATCCATCAGTAGTCCTCCTCCCAGCATTCCCCGGCATAGGTCGGGTCGAACCACAGGGGCGGTATAGGACTGTCGGGGTAGCGCTCGCGCACCTCGTCTATGCGGGGCTGTACCCGTTCGACGTACATCTGGTAGTGCCGTTCGCAGCGTGCATAGCATTCGCCGCTTCCGCTTAGCGCGGGGTATTCCACCACTGCGCTGCCGTCGCACGGCCCGAACTCTTTGATGTAGCTGTCGATGCAGTCCATCAGCCGATCACGATTCCTATCTTGGGTAGTGGCCCGTTGTCGCGGAGCCATTGCGTGGAGAACGCGCACATGGCGTTCATGCCTGCCGCGTCGTACTTGTAGCCGCGTGCCTTAGCGTGCGCGGTGAGCGCCTTGTGGAAGGCTTGCACTTTGGGGTGTGCTTCCCATGTGGCGCGCAGCTCGGCGCGCAGCTGCGGGGACTGCCTTAGCTCACCCATCCGCTAGCCCCTGTTCCTTTTACGGGCTGCACGCGCGGCCTTGTTGCGCTTACGGTTAGCCGCAGTAGCTTCCATACTGACGGTGCCCGCGTAGGGCTGGACGGCCCGCTTGCGGCTGCCGACCACTACTCCACGGTCGGGGCGTATGCCTCCCTTGTTTTGCGTAAACTTGCACTGTTCGCTCATGCTTATACCTCCGTGTCTTCCATTGCTTGATTGACTGCGCCTTTAAAGCCGTTCTTGCCGTTCTGTGCGTACCAGCGCTTAGCCGCTTCGGACATCTCGCCGCTGGCCCATTCGTGGTCGGGGAACTCGTAGCCCACGGTGTTGTCGTAGAACTGCACTTTGACGGTGCAGCCGGTGGGGGAGACCCACTTGACGACGGCAGCGAACATCTGCTTTTTACGCGGGTGTCGTGCCCTGATCTTGTCGCCCGGCTGACTGCGCCGCGTTACCACTTAGAAGCTCCCTTGCAGCATGCGAAGCGTGAGGCCCAGAAGTTCGGCTGGCTTAGAGTGCTCAAGACTCTGCGTGTTCAGAGTGCGCGCCGCGCCCAACCTGCCGTGTAGGTAGGTGTGCGCCACATCGTCGGTGTCGTCGTAGACACGCTTACGGGTGCGCTTGATAAGGCCAGCCGTGGTGTATTCAACGATCAGCTCGACGTTGCCCTTGGCGTAGATGGACTGCGCCGTTTCTCCGTGGATGAGAACCCAGCCGCTTTCGCCTGCCGCCATGTCGACCGGCGTTGCGAAGTCAACGTTAATCATTTCAGCTCCTGTCGGTGTGGTGATGAAGGCAACCATACATCAGCCGTAAGCCTTGTCAATACTTGAGGGGAAATTCAAGTGCCTAGACCTGCAACACCCATATCAAAGATGGCTGTGGAGATCCTGTACGGGAACATCCACGAGCTGGCACATCCCGACGCGGGTGTGATCAAGCTCGTATATTTCGGCCATAAGTCCGAGGGCCAGAAGAAAATTACTCGCCAGGTGGCCGAGGCGGTCGTGCTCACGTTGGAGTCCAACGGCATGCATATCGTTAACGGCCTCTCTGAGGCGCAGCAGCTGCTTGAGGCTAACGGCTTCGTGGTGCTCCAGCCGGGCGACGAGCGCCTAATCGTGCGTAGGCCCGAGACCCACGGCGATGCCGTGGAGGTCCCTGGAGGTCCCCTGGAGGCCCCGGGAGAGCCTACGAATAGCGAGGGGGACGCCGATGTCTGATCGCAACGCGATCCCGGTGACCGCGCAGCTGGCCGTCGTGAACAAGATGGTCCTGCCGCTGCTGGACAAGATGAACATTTCCGTCACTGTGACGACTAAGCCTGAGGGCATGCTGCTGGACTTGAGGTTCACCGAACCTACTGCTGCGCCGCAGGAGGAGCATGTGTTCGGTACGGACAGCCCGGAGACGGCCCGCCAGATGTGGGCGCTGCGCGAGAAGATCGAGCAGTACCGCCGCGACCATCCCGAACTCGATGCCGACTAGCCCTAAGCGCCCGTGCTCGATGTGCGGGCGTCCCGTGGTGCGTGCCGGTAAGTGCGCTAAGCACTACTCGCAGGCCGATAGGCGGCGGGGGAGCGCCCACGAGCGCGGCTACGGCACCGAGCACCAGGACCGCTTCCGCGTAGGCGTGCTAAGGGCAGCCGACTGGGCATGTGTGGCGTGTGGTGGTGATGCCACGGTGGCTGACCATTACCCGCGCACACGTAAGCAGCTGCTGGCCGACGGGGACGACCCTAACGATCCGCAGTTCGGGCGGGCTTTGTGCAAGCGTTGCCATGACCGGCACACGGCGTCGACCTCGATTGCCCGGCGCGGCTGAGCTCTTTATCCCTTATGGGGTCAGTAAGCGTCAAGCCGTAAGCTTGTTTTCTTATGGAACTCTCAGAAAGCTTACGTAAGGCGTAAAGATGCCAGCTAACCGGGCTGAAACCACCTAGCCGCTGGTCAAGACCTTCGAACACTTATTCATAGCCTTTGACCTGCGAAAACGACGAACACGAGCAAGCGCTATAGGTAGGACCTGAAACGGGCCTAAAGCGCTCAGAATGGCTTACAGAGGCCAAAGCATACGTTGCCCGTAAGGTCAAGCATTAGTTTGGGCATCTTCCCCGCAAACGAGGTAGCCAACGCTGTGACATCTATCTATGGCACGCGCACAAGTCACTTTTGGGCTAGCACGCCCGGCAAAATGGACGTGCTGAACATGCGAGACATCTACCCCGGGAACGGTCCCTACGGCATACCGACGCTAGCCCCGTCGCATACCGTGCCTACCGAACTAGCCGCGTGGAACGTACCGCGACAGCGTGAGCATGCTGCCGAGCAGGGGTAGCGTCCATTTCTTTCTAGACGATTATCGCTTTGAGTCTGTCTGGACTAGTCCCGCGAACAGTCTCGCCCGGGTATCCCGCGTAGGTTGCGCTCTGACACCAGACTTTAGCCTCTGGCGTGACATGCCCATTGCGGCCCAGATATGGCAGACATACCGCTCACGCTGGATAGGCGCATATTGGCAAGCGCACAACATAGACGTGATACCCACCGCGTGCTGGTCAACAGAAGCCAGCTATAGCTTCTGTTTCGCCGGTATCCCTACCGGCAGCACTATTGCCGTCTCTGCCGTTGGGCTGCGTGCTCACGAGGTTGACCGCGCGCTATACCGCGCTGGACTCGCAGCGCTTCTGGACACCGTCCAGCCGCAAACCATCCTGTCGTATGGCCCGCTGAAACGTCACTGTGACGGAATGGACCTACCCAACGTTGTCGAGTATCCAACGTTCTGGGACAGACGTAGAAAGCAGATAGGCGCATCCCTAGGCATGCTGTCACGCGCACAGCGCACAGCATGCGGCCCGATACGACTAGCCGCACAGCACGCACAGCGAGCACGCGCACAGCACCGGCAGCCCTACGCGGCCCGTAGTCCTGTAGCCCGTAGCGGCAGCCCTACCGCACCGGCACGCCTACGCCTACCCGTGACAGCGTGACACTGTGTGACAGTGACAGCACCCGGCACGCTGTCACACCTAACGCGCTTAGCCGCACAGCACGCAAGCACGCACAGCACGCGGCCCGCATCGGCTAGCCCATAGCCCAGACCTTAGGCAGTAGCTTCGGCAGCACCGTAGCCAGAACGCACGCGCTAACGCTTAGCCATAGCCCCGTAGCACGCCTAGCCGCTAAGCCCAAACCTAAGGCTTACCGCACGCTAAGGCATAGCTCACGGGACACCCGTACCGCTATGCCCGTACCAACGCTTATGCGTTGGGCTTACGCACAGCAAACACTCGCTAGCACACCTAACAGCTACGGCACCGTAGGTTACCAACGGGTAGCTTTGCCCAATACGCGCATGACACAACAAAAGCCCTGGTCAACATACCCCTAGGCCGTATCAAGCGGGTTCGCTAGGTCTCCGACCTGCGGTTATGCCGTTCGAACAAACGTTCGAAAAGGGTAGGGTACCCTAAATCACAAAGCCGCCGACCACCCCGACCGCTTGTCAGGCGCTCTTCTGCGGACACAGGTTTTGCCAAATATGTGGCGAGGGACATAACCCCTGGTCAGAGGCTTTCCCCTGGTCAGAGGGGGTTGCTGGCTTAGCGGGGTAGCCCCATTGCGCTCCTACCAGCGGTTTCGCAGAGTTGAGCGTGGGCCGCATACCCCCCTCGTTTTCGAGATGATCGAAGAGGGCCTGCATCGCGGCTGTTACGCGGTCAGCTACTTTGGCAAACTCGGCGACCTGCGCCTTTGCATGTGCGACCAGCGGTTTCGTGGCACTCACGTTAGCTCCTGTCCTTGGCTCGACCCCCGAGGCCGACAGGAGCTAATTCTGGAAGCCGCCGAGGGCCGAGCACGCCAAAACATTACGCGATCAGGGGGAGGTCGCGCCATAAGACACGCCGAAGGAGTCGGAAATGGGCCGTAGAGGGCCAAAACCCACCCCGAATCACCTGAAAGTCATCCGTGGTGACGAGGAAGCCCGCCTAAACCGGGATGAGCCGGTTCCAAGCAATGCTGCAAGCCCTATTGCGCCCCCCTCAATAAGCGAGGGAGCGGCGAAAGTGTGGGACCGGCTAGCTCCCGACATGATCGACAAAAAGATGCTCACAGAGTGGGATGTGGACGCTTTCGTGGTGTTCTGCGAGGCGGTTGCCACGTACCACGATTGCCGTCTGATGATGGGTAAGGATTACGTGGCTGCTGGCGCTGCTGGCGGTGTCATCAAGTCGCCTTACTGGCAGATCATGCGTGACTGCTCGGCGATTATGGCTCAGTTCTCTTCCAGGTTCGGTATGACGCCGGGGGATAGGGCTTCGCTTAAGGCGGGGATGGATGAGGACTCTGGGCCTAAGAGCGGTGCGGAGCGGATTCTTGGCTGAGTACCCTGTTGACTTCGTGACCCGGGCCGCTACTCGCGGCTGGGGGTTCCTACAACTGAAGCTTGCGAACAATCAGTTCGTCATGGAGCGGGAGATTGACCGCGTCATCGAGGAGTACGCCCAGTGATCTGGCGTGCTGTCGGCCTGGTCGTCTGCACCGCCGCTCATGTCGTGTTTCTGCTGAGGTTCGGCTGGAAGGCGCAGTGGCAATGATTGGTTCTCTACTGCTGGCGCTGGGCCTGATCGTGGTCTGCATCCCGGTCGGTACCGCCCTGGCCTGCTACCTGATGATCCGGGTCTTCGACGGCTTCTGTGGCCTGTTTAGTCGTCCGCCTGCTGATGTGCCCGAGGAGGGGACGAATGAGTAACCTGTTTAATCCGCCGCCGTCCTTCGCGCTGCCGTTGTCTAAGTACGGCGACTTGGATGTGACCTTCGTCTATAAGCCTCTGGTCGTGGACGGCTCCGGTAACCCGATCCTCGATGGGAACGGTAAGTACCAGTACGCGGTGGCGAATTACCCGAATGGCGCGACGGTATCACTGACCATTGACGGCCTGTCCCCGATTGTGGCGACCATCACCGGCTCTCAGGCTGCGGTGTTCGCTGATCACCTCGTGGTGGATGCGGTCGCTAAGAACACCTTTTGGGCGGCGGTTATCACCTACTCCAACGGTAAGGATCAGGTGATGTGTAACGGTCAGGTCACCCGGGAGGATGGCAAGCTGACATGACGGCACCGCTGATCTTCGAAGTTGAGGTCGCGTCGGCTCAAGTCGAGGTTTCGGTGCCCACTCCGGTGGCGGTGCCTATCGCTTCTGGGGATGCCCCGACGGTGATTTTCGCGGTCACTCCTAGCCCTGGCCCTAAGGGTGATGTTGGCGCTCCGGGTGATGGCACTCAGGTGTTTGGTGAGGTTCCAGCGGGGACGGCGAATGGTTCGAACTTGGTGTTCACGCCAGCGCACGCTTTCCGGGCCGGGACTATTGCCGTCTATGTGAACGGCTTACGTGAGGTGCCCGGTCAGGGTTACACGGAATCTGGCGGCACCATCGTTTTTAGCTTAGCCCCAGAGGGCGGCGACCACGTCTCCATCGACTACCTCCTGCAATAAGAAGGACCACAACTTAATATGACGAACACCCAGATCAATGGTGGCACCCAGATTCGTTCTGGGACGATCACCACTACGCAGCTTTCTTCGTCTGCGGCTATTACTGACGGCCAGCTCGCCACTTCGTATATCAAGTCTGACGGCACGCGCGCGTTCTCGGGCGCGGTGTCGATGGGCAACAACCTGATCAACAACGTCACCGATCCGGTGTCTGCGCAGGACGCGGCCACTAAGAACTATGTGGACACGGTTGCGCAGGGTCTTAGCTCTAAGCATTCGGCGCGTGTGGCGACGACCGGCTCGGAGACGTTCACGATCTCGTCGGGCAATGTCACGCAGATCACCGGCACCTCGGTGGACGGTGTGTCCCCGTCGGTGGGCGATTATATCCTGATCAAGGATGCCCCGTCGGCGACGGGCACAGGTTCGGCGAACTCGACTCAGCCCGGTAACGGCCTGTACTCGGTTACGTCGAATACGACGAACTTGTCGGTGTCGCGTGTCGCGGAGCTGTCTGGGTCGATTAAGCCGGGCGGCGCTTACGTGTTCGTTGAGGCGGGCACCGCTAACGGCTCTGCCGGTTATGTCGTGTCTAACCCGGGCGCGAACTCGGCGTTCACCTACGGCACGACCTCGATGGCCTGGACGCAGTTCACGGGCGCTGGCGAGGTCACGACCGGTAACGTCCTGACGAAGTCGGGCAATCAGCTGTCGGTGGCGTCTATGGCGACCGGCACGGTTATTGCCGGTAATGCGGGTACGCCGACGGTTACGACGTTAGGTGGCGATGTCACTATCGGCGCTACCGGCACGGTCACTATCGCTAACAGTGCGGTGTCGTTGGCTAAGCAGGCGAACCTGGCGGCGAACTCGGTTATCGGTAACTCGACGGGTTCTAGCGCCACGCCTACGGCGGTGTCGATGCTCTCTACGGCGACTGCTTCTGCGGTGGCGATCCGCGACTCTAACGCGAACGTGCGGTTCAACAACGCTATCGAGAACTTCCAGGCCATTACGTCGGCGGCGGGCACGACCACGCTCACCGTGGGGTCGCCCCGGGTGACGCAGGTCACCGGCTCAACTACGCAGATCATCAAGCTGCCCGACGCGACGACTCTGGTCGTCGGCCAGGCGTTCCGGGTGATGAACCGGTCTACCGGTGTGGTGACGGTCAATGACAACGCTTCGGGGCTTGTGCAGTCGATGGCGGCGGGCACGTTCCTGGATGTGGTGGTTACGGCCATCGGTACGGCTGCGGGTTCGTGGGATGTGTCTTACACGGCGGCTGGCGGCGGCGGCACTGTTACTGCGGTGTCGGTGGCTTCTGCTAACGGTTTCGCGGGCAGCTCCTCGGGTGGCACCACCCCGGCTTTGACGATCAGCACGTCGATTACTGGTGTCCTTAAGGGCAACGGTACGGCGATCTCTGCGGCGACTGCCGGTACCGACTACATGGCCCCCAGTGACTTCATTGTTCGCGAGACGCCGTCGGGCACGGTGAACGGTTCCAACACGGCGTTCACGTTGGCTAATACCCCGTTGTCGGGTACGGAGCAAGTCTTCTTGAACGGCATGTTGCAGGAGCCGGGTGCGGGTAACGACTACACCATTTCGGGAACGTCCATCACATATCTTTCGGCCCCGGCTTCGGGTGACCGTATCCGCGTCTCTTACTACAAGTAATTCGTAACAGGGGGGTTCTGGGCCGTGTCCGATACCAACATCAATCTTTCTGAGCAGGCCGGTGGCACCCTGCCCGTCGGTAACGGCGGGACGGGGGCCACGTCTATCAGTGGGGTGGTTAAGGGCAACGGTTCGTCGGCTATGACGGCGGCGGTGGCGGGCACGGATTATGCGCCCGCTACGAGCGGCTCTTCGATCCTTAAGGCGAGCGGTTCGGGCGGGTTCTCTAACGCTGTTGCGGGCACTGACTATGTCAGCCCGTCGAGCACTGAAACGTTAACTAACAAGACGATTGACGGCACCGGCAACACCATTATCAAGGCCACCGGGATGCTGATGCCGGTCCAGGCGCATACCAGGGGCAATGAAACATTCACTATCTCGGGTGGCAGCGTCACTCAGATAGCTGGGACCACCATTCAAAACGGAACTTACACACCGGCTATCGGCGACCGGATCTTGATCATCAATGCCAATGCATCGACCGGTGCAGGTACACAATTCGGCAACACGAGCCAGCCCGCCAACGGCGTTTACGTCGTGACCGGCAACACCACCAATATCAGTGTGTCTCGTGCCGCCGATATGTCGGGATCGGTGTCACCGGCAGGGTTGAGCGTCTATAGCCAGCAGACCAATGGGTCGGCTTGGGTCCCCAATACTGTCTGGACGGTTGTGGCCCCTGCCACCAATGCGGCGTTCACCTGGGGGACGACCAGTATCCAGTTCGCGTCGACCAGTGGCCTGAGCCTGTCTCCCCAGCAGCTGTACATCCAGAGCGGTGGACTGCTCGGCTTCTGGAACAACACGCCGAGTATCAGCACCTACATCCAGATCAACTCGGCGACACCGGGTGGCAGCGGCGACCAGTACCTCACACTGCCTGCCGTACTCACCGACACCCTTGTGTCGCGCACCAGTACCGACACCCTCACCAACAAGACGTTCGGGGCGGGTACGACCACCGTGCCGCCGTTCACGATAACGTCGGGCACTAACCTGACCACGGCGGCGGCGGGCGCTGTCGAATACGATGGCACCACATTCTCGGGAACGATAGACACGACGAGTGGCCGGGCGCTCAACACGCTGGATCAGATGTTTCGCCTCACCGCCGACGGATCTGCTATCGGGGCGACGATTGCCGACTACTTCGGTTCTAACTCGGCGTTCCCTTATGTGGGGTCCGGTGTGTACGAGATTGTTTGGTATCTGTGGTACACGAAAACCACTGCCGGAACAGTCACATACACCCTCACGAGCACTAATGCGCCAGTGAACTTGTCGGCGTTCTACTACCAGTCCCCCGTGGGTGGTATCGGCACCTCGGGCACGGCGCAGACAGCGGCGATCTCTAAATCCACCGCCACGGGTGCCGCCCTACCCGCGACAGGTTCGTTGACGACGGCGGTTCAGCACCAAGCCGAAATCCACGCCATCTACGAGGCCAACGCCTCCGCAGGCAACGTGCGGCTACGTGTCACAGAAAGTTCAGGGACGGTCACCCCGCTGCGGGGCAGCTTCTATCGAGTCCGACGCCTACCGTCAGGCAACGTAGGGACATTCGTCGCTTAGCTGCCACCCCTCCTAATCCAACCCCCCGCCTATGCAGATGGAGCACCCGAGGTAGCCCGGCTCGTCGGGCAGCACCGTATCGGGTGTCACGGGGTAGGCGTCCTTGCTGATGACTGTCTCGTCCACGAAGTATCCGCCTGAGCAGTTGCTCATGTACGTGCCGTAGTAGCACGTGAAGGGTACTTCATGGGCGGGCACTGAGATGACGCGGCCACGTGACCAGCTCCCGTCGGCGTGCATTGGGCCGTCACAGATGGTGCGGCGCTGGCTGGCGAGAAAGCCCCATGGGATTGTTTCGCAGCCGGTGTCGGCGTGTGCGTCGGGGATGGCTGTCGGAGTAGCGCCGATGATAAGCGCGAGGATGACTGCACTGACCACTCTGTTGATCATTTTCTTCATGTTACTTATAGCTCCTGTCGGTGGGTAATTCCGACCAAAGCGTCACCTGAATGTGCGGCTTTGTCAAGTGGGGGGGCGCGCGACCGATAGAAAGCGAGCCTCACTCGTGAGCCTTACGACCTTTACCGTCACTCAGACGTTTGGCCTGTTCACTGACCTTGGCAGTGCCAGCGGGCAGGTAGTCATTGAGCCGTTATTCCACGACGGCGATGTCGCGTTGACGACGGGGCAGACGCCGACTCTTACCGGGCTTCCCACTCAGGTAAGCGGCCAGATTATTGGCGGCGCGCTGTGCCAGATGATTTCGTTGGGGGTTACGCGGGCTGGCGTAAAGCTTCTGTGTGATCAGGCGGCGCTCGGGTTGTCGGGTCCGCTGTACTACCGGGTGACCTACAGCAATATGTTGGTCGGCACTACTTCGGTCACTGCCCCTAAGTCGTTCATTTTCCAGGCGTCTGCGACCTCTAACGCGACTGTGGACTTGCATGATGTGGCCCCGGTTCCGGGTGCTATTGCGGCGGGCTTGACGACGCTTCCGTCTACGGGCATTTCGGATTCTACGACGCTTGGGCGTCAGCTGCTGACCGCCCCAGATGCGACGACTGCGCGCGGATACCTGGGCTTGTCTGGCGGAGAATGGGAGGAGTACGCCAATCTGGCGGCTTTCCCGGGCACCGGAAACACGGCTTACGAGTATCTGGCGCAGGACACCGGCAAGCTTTACCGCTGGACCGGATCGGCTTATCAGCAGATCTCGGACAAGTCGGCTGTGGGCTTGGGTAATGTGGATAACACGTCGGACGCCACTAAGAACTCTGCTGCGGTAGCTCTGACTAACAAGGATCTAACGTCGGGCACTAACACGTTCCCGACGTTTAATCAGAACACGACCGGCAGCGCGGCGAAGTGGACAACTGCCCGCAACTTGGCGGGGAACAGTGTCGACGGCTCGGCTAACGTGGCGTTCTCCAACAAGTTCATCGTTCAGGGCACTTCTGATTCCGGCTTGTCTGGGCCGCAGTTCTTGGGCGCTCTCGGCACTGGCTTGGTGAAGAACACCACCACGACTGGCGTCTTGTCTATCGCGACGGCGGGCACTGACTATGTGTCCCCTTCGTCATCGGAAGCCCAGACGAACAAGACGATCACCCTCGCGGCGGGCAGCACTTCGGTTGCACCGCTGAGGTTAACGTCGGGCACCAACCTCACCACCCCGGCGACGGGCGCTGTCGAATATGACGGCACAGTCTTTTATGCGACGGCTGCCGCATCGACGCGGCAGGTCGTTAACGCGGAGCAATTCATCACCCTAACGTCGACCTACACCCTGACGAGCCAGACCGCCGCACAGAAGCTGTTCAACACGTCCACCAACGGCGCGGTCACGCTCCCCGTGGGCACGTACTACTTTGAGTGCCTGTTCACGCTGTCGAGCATGTCCGCGTCGTCTGGCGCATTCGGATGGGACCTGACGGCGGGAACCGCCACCATCTCGGGTATCTCATGGGCAAGCCTGGGCAACAAGGCGGCGCTAGCCACAGCGGCCTCGCCGCAATCCACCGTGAACACAGCCGCGAACACAACCATTGTGACAGCGACCGCTAACACTGTGGGCTGGGCTTTAATTCGCGGCAAGGCCCGTATCAGCGTGGCTGGCACGGTGACACCGCAGGTCAGCCTCGGCGTGGCCGCTACTGCCGTTGTCGGTGTGGATAGCTACTTCCGCATTGTTCCGGTGGGCAGCAACACGGTTACTAACGTCGGCAACTGGAGCTAAAAAAGCAACAGTGCCTAAGCGCATAAGGGAGGGGGTGCCCGTTGATTCCCTGTGGATACGTCTTTGACGACCTGGAGTGCGAAGAGACGGGCACCCACTTCTGCGTTCCGCGCGCCGATAAGGCGCAGGCGTTCTTCGAAGAGATCCTTGTCCACACTAAGGGCACTTACGCCCGTAAGCGTTTCATCTTGGAGGACTGGCAGCGCGACGAGATTATTCATCCGCTGTTCGGCAATGTGGTCTGGTCGGATGAGTTTGAGGGCTATAAGCGGCAGTATGAGATCGCCTGGATCGAGGTTGGCCGCAAGAACGGTAAGGCCCTTGACGTCGCCACCCCTATCCTTACGGCTGACGGCTGGAAGACGATGGGCGAAATTGCTGTCGGCGACTATGTTCATGCTGCCGATGGCTCACTATCCCCGGTGTCGTTCGTGTCCGAAAGGCATCACCGCGACTGCTTCTCGGTGAAGTTTGCCGATGGCGCGGAACTGATTGCTAGCGACCACCACTTGTGGGCAGTGAATGACCGGCTCGGCGGTGAGCGTGTCATTGACACGGTGGAGCTGTTTAAGACGCAGACCTACGGTGCGCGTGGGGATCGGCGTTACACGGTGACGGTTCCCGATGCTATTGAGCGGCCAGAGGCCAACCTTCCGCTAGACCCGTATCTGTTCGGGGCGTGGCTAGGCGATGGGTCATCCACTAAGGCTGAGTTTACGAGCGCGGACCCTGAGCTGTGGGCGGCCATCGAGTCGGCGGGCTTCGCTTTGTCATACGACTATCCAGCGGGCCGCGCACGCACTCGCGGCGTCCTGGGTATGAAGTCGATTCTGTCCGGGCTTGGCGTTCTCGGCGACAAGCATGTGCCCGATTCGTACATGCTCGCTTCGCGTGATCAGCGCCTCGCCCTGCTGCGCGGCCTAATGGACACGGACGGATCGGTGATCGTTGGACCGAACACGCCACGTGTGGAATTTTGCAACACGAATCGCAGGCTTGCGGAGTCGGTTCTGCTTCTCGCGCGCTCACTGGGCTGGAAGGCGGCCCTTAAGGAGTCTCGCGCCAAGATCGGCGGCAAGGACTGCGGCCCCCGGTATCGCGTCTGCTGGACAGCCTACTCGGACATGGCTCCGTTTAGCTTGAGCCGAAAGGCGTCCAAGCTGGCAGCTAGGCCCGAAAGGCCGACACGCGCATCAACGAATGCCGTTGTTTCGGTGACGCAGGTTCCGAGTGTTGAAACGGTCTGCATCCAGATCGACCATCCGACACACGTGTTCTTGGCGGGCGAGTCTCTAACTCCCACGCACAATACCGAGCTGCTGGCCGGAATCATGCTGTATTTGCTGGTGGCCGACGGGGAAGAGTCCGGCGAAATTTATGGCGTGGCCCGCGACCGAAAGCAGGCCGCGCTGGCATTCGATGTTGCGGCGCAGATGGTCAAGTTCTCTCCGGTGCTGGCTAAGCGGCTAAGGATCACCGAGTACAAGAAGAGGATTTATGACGTTCGGACGAACTCGTTCTACGAGGTTATCGCGGCTGATGCGCAGTCGGCTCTGGGTAGCAACCCGTCTGGTGTGGGTGCTGATGAGATTCTTGCCTGGCCCGACGGTGGCATGTGGGATTCGATGCGTACCGGCATGGGTTCGGGAGCGCGCCGTCAGCCGTTGATGGTGGCCAGCACTACTGCTGGTAACGATACCGAAGGCTTTGCGGGTCAGAAGCATAAAGAGATGCAGGCGATTCAGGATGATCCTGAGTCGATGCCGCACATCTTCGTCTATATGCGGAATACGCCGATGGATGCGGACCCGTGGGATGAGGCCAACTGGCCTGCCGCTAACCCGGCCTTAGGCACGTTCCTTAGCTGGGACGCGATGCGTAAGCAGGCCCGTGAGGCTAAGAACAATCCGATCAATGAGATGGGCTTCCGGCAGTTCCGCCTGAATCAGTGGCAGAACTCCACTGTCCGGTGGATGAAGATGCACTTATATGATGCTACGCCCGGCGTTAAGCATCAGAACGCGGAGGCGACTCTGGAGGCGTTCGCCGGTCAGGAGTGTTGGTTCGGCTTCGACCTCGCGGCCCGTAAGGACTTGTGTGCCCTCTGCTATGCGTTTCCGCAGGTGGACGGCTCGGTCGATCTGGTGTGGCGCTTCTGGTGCCCTGAGGCTGCGTTTGACCAGCTTAACCGGCTTAACGGTAACCGCTTCCAGAAGTGGTATGACGAGGGCTGGCTGACGGTCACTGAGGGTGACGTGCTTGATCTGACGGCGGCGACTTCGCCGGTCTATCAGCAGATCGAAGAGGACTCGAAGCGTTTCACGATTCTGGGCGGCGACTGCGATAAGTGGTCGTCCGATCCGGTGATTCAGGAGATCGAGTCGCGCTGCTATATCCGCGAGATCTTCGCCTACAAGAATGACTTCGCGCACATGTCTGATGGCATGCATCGGGTGTTCGAGATGGTGATGGATAAGAAGTTGCGCCATCACGGTAATCCGCTGGCGAGGTTTTGCTTCGACTCGTGTGAGGCGCGTGTCGCTGCGTATGACCCGAATCTGATTCGTCCCGATATTCCCGACCGGGCTAGCGCCGCTAAGCGCATTGATGCGGTCCCGGCTGCGGTGATGGCGATCAATGCCTGGTACACGCGCGGCCAGAACGTTCGCTCCATTTACGACACGGAAGACGTGTTCGTCTTAGGCTAGGAAGGCCACTCTCTTGTTTCGCAAATCCCTGCTTAAGGATCATTTGCGGCAGCGCTTCCACGCCACCCCTAAGGATGGCTCGCCGCCGTTCGACGGTGTGCTTGTGGATGCCGACGCCGAGTTTTACCGGTTCGATGCGGTGCGGGTGAATGGTCATCAGGCCGCTTCTCCGCTGCTGATTGAGCGGCGCAATGTGTCTTACCTCCAGGCGATGCCTGCGGAGGTTCCTGCGGTGACGACCAGTGCTGCTCTCTAGCGGGCGGACCGTACCCGGACTCGCTCCCCAGTCTCTTGCTGAGATCAGCCCCCAGATCACGACTTCGTTTTATTACGCGGAGTCGTTGGGGTTGGAGCTGGAGCGCGAGTACGCGCTGTACGGCGAAATCTACAAGTCGCAGCCGTGGGTTCGCACGGTCATTGATAAGCGTGCGAACGCTGTTGCGAGGCTCCCGGTGGACTGCTGGGACGTGAACGGCGACACCCGCACCTTGGACACCCGGTCGCGTTATGCGGCGCTGCTGGCGAACCCGTGTGCGTATATGGACAACGCCAGCTTTTGGTTCTGGATTCAGGCGAACCTCGACATTTACGGCGAAGCGTATCTCGCTATCGTCAAGGACGAGAACGATCTGCCGACTGGCTTCATGCCGATGCACCCGTCGCGGGTGGCTATCCAGCGTGACCCGGACACCGGGGTTTACCACTACACGTTCCAGGCCGGTTCAGGCTTGGGGACGGGGCTGGTGAAGTTCCCCCAGTCGGATGTGGTGCCGTTTAAGCTGTTCAACCCGAACAAGTTGGAGCGCGGCCTGAGCCGGATGGACTCGCTGAAGTCCACGATCTTCGCCGAGGATTCCTCGCGCACGGCCACGTCGGCTATGTGGGGCAACTCCGGTCGCCCAAATGTGGTGCTGACGTCGGAGAAGGCGTTGGGGCCGCAGGGCAGGGACCGGCTCGCGGATTCGTTCCGCACGGCGCACGCCGGTTCCAGCAACGCCGGTAAGGCGTTGGTGCTCGAAGACGGTGTGACGGCGGCGGCTTTCCAGTTGACCGCCGTGGAGATGCAGTTCATCGAGGCCCGGCAGCTTAACCGCGAAGAGGTCTGCGGCGTCTACGACATCGCCCCTCCGATTGTCCACATTCTCGATAACGCCACCTACTCCAACATTTCGGCTCAGATGCGCGCCTTTTATCGCGACACGATGGCCCCGCCGCTGATCTTCATCGAGTCGGTGATGGACAAGTACGTCGGCGCTTACTGGACACGCAAGAACACCATGAAGTTCGCGGTGGATGACGTGATCCGGGGCGATTTCGAGTCCCGCGCTGCGGCTGGCCAGTCCGCTGTCACTACGGGCGGCATCACACCGAATGAGTACCGCGAGCTGATGGGCTACAACAAGTCGGATGATCCTAAGGCGGACAAGCTTTACGCCAACTCGGCGTTGCAGCCTTTGGGCGAACCGGCTGAGCAGATCAGGCTTCAGGGCCAGATCGAGGGCGCGACCCCCGACGGGATTTCCGCTACCGCGATGCCAGCTCCGGGCACGACTCCTGTTGCATCGCTTGACAATTCGAAGCCGACTTCGGTTCCCGCTTTGCAGGCGGCTAAGCCGGGCACACCTTCTAGGCCCGCGCCTAAGACACAACCTAAGCCGATAGCACCCCCCAATCCGATTCACCCTAACGCTGCACCTAAGCACCTTAGGGCGATTAAGGGCGCTCTTGGACGCCAACAGGACATCGACGCAGTGGCACAGAAGTTGTACGCCGCCTACCCCGATGACTGGGAAGACATCCTGCTCTCGGTCGCTATGGCCGTTTCGGAGCACACGAAAGGCCAAAACTGAATATGGACATGATTCGCAAGTCGATTGAAGCAACAATCGACCCCACTTCGCTTGAGGACGCTAGCGCCGAGAAGCCTTACGGTGGCTTCCGCGCTATCGCTTCCGATGAGTCCCGCGACCGGGACGGCGAGAACCTGTATCAGGAAGAGTGGATCACCCCGCTGCCGGATCACATCACGGTTGACATGGATCACGGTATGTCGGTGGCGACCACGGTCGGCTCTGCTAAGCCCTATTTTGAGGGTAACGAGCTGTGGATCGACGCTTCCTTCTCCTCGATTGAGCGCGCACAAGAGGTGCGTTCGCTGGTCAAGGAAGGCCACATTAAGACCGTCTCTGTGGCCGCGCTGGTGGACCGTTCTAAGAAGAGCGGTGTGCCGAAGCGGGAGCTGCTGAACGTCGGCATTGTCGCGATCCCGTCGAACCGGAACGCGCTGATCTTCGATGCGAAGTCGTTCACCGACGAGGCTGAGGTTAAGTCGGTTGAGGAAGCCGCTAAGGACTTCCTGCTGGCCGTTAAGGCTGGCACTGCTGCCGGTAACGCTGACGGCGCGATGATTCAGGCGATCCACGATGCCGCTGGGCATCTGGGCGCGGCCTGCATCGTGGTCGAGGTTCCGGTTGATGACGGGGACGAAGATCCGTCGGGCGTCTCAGAAGGCGCTAACAAGTCTGTTTCGTTCGCTGCCGCCGAAGCCGAGGTCGAAGAGACCGTGGACGAGGTCGAAGGCGATGCAGTCGAAGAGGCCGAAGAGGCCGAAGAGGCTGTTGAGAAGTTTTCCACACAGGACATCCTGGGAGCGATTCTCGGTGGTAAGTCCATCAATGTCGATGGTGTCACCGTAAGCGCTGAGCAGTTCAAGGATGCTCTTAATCACATCATCACTAATGCCAGCAATGAGCCTGGTGAACCACAGGGTGACTCACCCGCCGATCCTCCCGTTGAGAAGTCCGCAGCCGCCGCTGACGTAGCGCCCGCTCCCGACTCCGATTCCGCAGGAGAAGCCGCTGATCTCACGGTGGTTGAAGTCGAGAAGCGTGCAAGCCGGATGGCTATGCAGATTCTCGCTGCTAGCGAAGCACTCGCTGACTAGCAAAACCCTCTGTTTCACACTCACAAAAGGACAAATCTACAAATGAATAGTGCGCAGCTTAAGGCTCGTGGGCGCGAGATCGCCAAGAGCATTGAGGACATCAACGCCAGTGACATGACCGAGGCCGAAAAGGGCGCGGCGCTGGACAAGATTCAGCCCGAGTGGGACGCACACGTCCTCGCGGTTAAGAACTCTGAGCGTTCCGCTGAGATGGCCGCGAAGCTGGGTCCGGTCGACGCTGCCGTGGTTGACGGTGAGCCTTCGGTTCTCCCGCAGCTTGAGGTTCGCAACCTGGGTCAGGTTCGGCGCGAGC